TGAAAGACGAGAAGGGTAAGCCCACCCGTAAGGCGGCTGCTCTTGCAAGATGGAAATGCTGATATGACTCAACACGACACAGCCAAAGCAGTCGCAGACGGCGCAGCGGTCTTAACAACTGTTGGCGTTATGGCCACGTGGCTTCCACCTCTGGCTTCTCTGTTTACGATTATTTATCTTGGTCTTCGCATTTGGGAGTCCGATACCGTTCGTGATCTGACTAAACGCAAGAAGGCAGATGATGCCATCGACGAGTAAGAAGCAACATAATTTCATGGCGGCGGTGGCTAACAACCCATCGTTTGCTAAGAAAGCAGGCGTCCCACAGTCTGTGGGTAAAGAGTTTAATGAGGCCGACAAAGGCCGTAAATTTTCTAAAGGTGGCGATATGAAAAAGATGAATATGGGCGGGTACGCAGACGGTGGCATGACCATGGTCAAAAAGGGCGACAAAATGGTTCCTGACTTTGCTGCTGACGGCAAAGGCAAAATGGCTAAAGGCGGTATGGCAGGAATGCACAAAATGCCTGACGGCAAGATGATGAAAGACTCCGCCATGAAGAAAATGGCTCACGGCGGCATGGCCAAAAGCAAGATGGCCAGCGGTGGTATTGCATCTTCTTTGAAGTCCCACGCTTCTGCACCTGCTTCTAAAGCTCACGCTGGCATGAAGTCTGGTGGCATGACTAAGTTTTCCGCAGGTGGCTCTGCCTCTAAACGTGCTGATGGTGTTGCTACAAAAGGCAAAACCAAAGGCACAATGGTTAAGATGACTAAAGGCGGCATGGCCTGCTAAGGAACTATCATGAAACGCAGACTTGACGATAAACCAAATTCTGGTGGCGGGGGTGGATACAACATCCCACAATACACTGGTAAAAAAGCTGACAATACTATGAGCAATATTGCTGCGGGCATGGGTATTCCAGCCGGTATTGCTTTAGTTGCAAGCCGAGTTGGGGAGGGTGACCGCAATGCTGCCCAACGTGAAAAGGCCGTTGATGCTAAACGTGAATCTGACGCTGAAATGAAGCGTGAGTCTCGTGGCGTTGCCAAGCCCGCTAACTTTGACGCTGTAGAAGAATCTAAGCGCGACGCACAAGATGCCCGAGACCGCGCAAAGATTAAATCTATGGGTTTTAAAGAAGGCGGTAAAGTTTCTTCCGCTTCTAAACGCGCAGACGGCATCGCCAAGCGTGGTAAAACACGTGGAAAGATGTGCTAAATCATGATCGCCAGCCGTGGCATGGGGGCCATATCCCCAAGCAAGATGCCCAAGGGTGTTAAGAAAGCCCGGCGGGACGATACCGACTTTACGCAGTACAAAGAAGGCGGTAAAGTAAAATCCAAAGTGAACGAAGCTGGAAACTACACGAAGCCCAGTCTTCGTAAACGGATTTTTAACAGCGTCAAAGCTGCTAATACTGGCGGCACTGCTGCTGGCCAGTGGAGCGCCCGTAAGGCGCAAATTATGGCTAAACGCTATAAAGCCGCTGGCGGGGGGTACCGAGATTGAAAGCTCCTCAAAAATCTCTTAAAGATTGGGGCGACCAAAAATGGAGAACCAAAAGTGGTAAAAAATCTTCTGAAACAGGTGAAAGATACCTTCCTTCTGCTGCGATTAAAAGTCTCAGTCCAAGTGAGTATGCTGCGACAACACGTGCGAAACGCGCTGGCAAAAAAGCCGGAAAACAATTCGTAGCGCAACCTAAAGCAATAGCAAAGAAAACGGCAGGATTTAGATGACTACTACCGGCACAAACCTTTTTAACATGGACTTCACGGAGATCGCCGAGGAAGCATGGGAGAGGGCTGGCCGTGAGATGCGTTCTGGCTACGATCTGCGCACTGCGCGTCGTTCTATGAATCTAATGACCATCGAGTGGCAAAACCGTGGTATCAACATGTGGACGATTGAGGAAGGTACTATCCCCCTCGTATCGGGTCAGAACACGTACGCCCTGCCAAACGACACCATTGACTTGTTAGAGCACGTCATCCGTACGGGCGGCAACACAGCGTCTACACAGGCTGACCTTACTATCACACGTATCAGTGTATCTACGTACGCCACTATCCCTAACAAGTTAGCGGCGGGTCGCCCAATCCAAATTTGGATTCAGCGCATGAGTGGCGAGACAAGCCCCACTGGTACAACTCTGGTTGGCACAATCACATCTACAGCCACAACAATCACTGTGGCCGATGCGTCAAACCTAGCAGGAACTGGCTTCATTAAACTAGACGACGAGATTATCAACTACGGGTACATCACAGGGAATACTCTGAATAACTGTTTCCGTGGTCAACAAAACACCACAGCAGTTGGGCACACTACGGGCGCTACTGTCTACAACCCCAACGTACCAGCCGTAACACTCTGGCTCACACCTGATAACTCGCAACAGTACACGCTCGTGTATTACCGCTTACGCCGCATTCAAGATGCAGGGGCTGGTGTAGAGACAGCCGACATGAATTTTCGCTTCTTGCCGTGTGTAGTGGCTGGTTTGGCCTACTATATTGCCATGAAGGTACCAGAATTGATACAGCGCCTCCCAATGCTCAAAGAGGCGTATGACACACAGTTTGATCTTGCCGCAGGTGAAGATCGCGAGAAGGCCGCAATTCGATTTGTGCCCCGTCGTCAATATCTTGGAAGTGGTGTGTAATGGGAAATAGGTTTGCGTCCGGCAAGATAGCCATTGCGATATGTGATCGCTGTGGCTTTCAGTTTCGCCTGCGCAACCTCAAAGAAGAAATTATCAAAACTAAAAGGTACAACATTTTAGTTTGTAATGAGTGCTGGGATCCCGATCAGCCGCAGTTGCAGTTGGGTATGTACCCCGTAGATGACCCACAGGCTCTACGCAATCCGCGTAGGGATACAACATACGTCACTGCCGGTGTAAATGCTACTGGTAATTTGACGGGCGGTTCACGGGACATCCAATGGGGATGGAACCCAGTTGGTGGCGCTAGTAATTTTGACGTCGGTTTAACACCAAACTACTTGGTGGCAACGACATTTGTTGGTACAGTAACGGTAAGTTAAGGAGCTTAAAATGGCATACACACGATCAGCAGACGGCATCGCCAAAAAAGGCAAGACCGAAGGCAAGAATTTGGGCAATAGCGGCCCTGCAGTGGGCATCATGACTGGCGGTAAAGGTCGCTCTGGTGGCGGTAAAACCAACGCCGATATGAAAACTATGGGTCGTAACTTGGCAAAGATTGCCGCACAGAAGCGAGGTTGATATGGCTACAGTAAACAACAAGCCCGCATCTTCTTACGCCAAGCCACACACTATGAGTGGTAAGGGCGTGACTGTTGCCGAGAATCCCGGTGGTGGCCCTAACCGCAGCAAAGCCGATACTGTCAACATGAGCGTTGGCAACATTAGCAAGTTTGCCGGTGACCAGCCAGTTAAAACGTCAGGTATTATGGTGCGTGGCGGTAAAGCCCAAACCAAAGGCAGAATGGCACGCGGCCCTATGGCCTAAGAGGTAAATATGAATTACGCCGAATTAACAGCCCAAATTAAAAACATTTGTGAAAATGAGTTTGACGCTACAACTTTGGCTATGTTCACGCAACAAGCGGAACAGAAGATTTACAACTCGGTGCAGTTGGCTAATTTACTTAAAACATCAAGTACGGCTTTAACATCAAGTACACAAACGTTTAACGCGCCAACTGACTTACTGTCAGTTTATTCATTTGCCGTTATAAAAGCTGACGGTAGTTATGTGTATTTGTTGGACAAAGATGCAAACTTTATGCAAGAAGCGTATCCAAACCCAGCAACAACGGGGCTTCCAAAGCATTACGCATTTAACGGCCCCGCGTCGCCTGTAACGCGCCTGCAGTTTATTCTTGGCCCAACGCCTAACGCTGCATACGTTACAAGTTTGCAGTACTTCTACTACCCAGAGTCTATTGTGACTGCCGGTACTACTTGGCTTGGTGAATTCTTTGATTCCGCACTTCTAAATGGCACATTGATTGAAGCCTTACGGTACATGAAGGGTGAAGTTGCTGATACTGCTGTGTACGATAAATTGTATTTACAAGCAATAACACTGCTTAAAAACTTGGGCGATAACAAACAACACAGTGATGCTTATCGCAATGGTCAACGTGGGGCTGCTGTTTCATGAGTAGCATCCTTCAAACCCAGACAACCAGCTTTAAAAAAGAGCTGTATACGGGCGTTCATAACTTATCTACCAATACGTTAAAGATTGCTTTGTACACGGCTTCGGCTGATTTAAACGAAGCTACCACCGTGTACAGCGCGACTAACGAAGTAAGTGGTGGTGGGTATGTTGCAGGCGGTGTGGCCTTGACTGGCGTAACAATCAATTCTGAAAACTATACAGCTTTTGTAGACTTTGCTGATGTGGTGTTTAACGCATCCGTTACGGCTCGTTGTGCTTTGATTTACAACGTTACCCAAGGCAACAAGTCTATCGCTGTGTTGGATTTTGGGTCGGACAAGACATCTTCTAATTTCACAATTACAATGCCTGCTAACACTGCTACGGCGGCGTTAATTCGCAGTTCAAACTAAAGGTAGATCATGCCAAGTACCTACTCAACCAACCTAAAGATTGAGCTAATC